ATCTATTTATATTGACTATATTATTTGCACCGTCAAAAGAGAAAGTTAAATGATAATTATATTCATTTAATAAATTTTTATATTCTCTTTTTTCCTTGGTGTAGTCGTAGAAAATGATATTTTTTTCATGTTTAAAAACTTCAAATATATTGTCATAATATCCGCTATTAATATTAAATGAGAATTTATTATATATAAAGTCACTTATTGAAGGATCTATATATATTTTTTCATATTCTATTTTTATATCTGATGTGCCATTAATCCTGTAAGCAGTTTGCAAACTATTATTTTTTCTATAGTTTCTAATGATAGATAATATTAATAAATTAAAAAATAATTTTTTATTTTCAGAATATCCAATAGTTTTATTAATTCTAGATTTAATCTTAGAACTAAGAAATTTTGGATTTCCTGATCTATGCAAGCATAATTTCTTGCAATTTTTAGCAGAATTACATAAATTAATTACACCACTAGAATTACTAGGAGATAAATGCAATATAAAAGTTTTAATATCTGACTTTAAAATTTTAGGATTAGAATCAGTCAATAAAGAATTATAATTAAGCTTATATGATTCTTGATAAGCTTTAATCTGTTTTGGTAAAAAGTGCGGTTTCATAAAAAAGTAAGTAATAGATTGATTTTTAAAATTTTATAGTTTGCCCAGGGCAAACATCAGCTCGAGGTTAGTTCTATATATTCTTGGCAAGTTATAGGATTTAATGACGTATACATTTTGAAAAATTCTAAACATATGATATTTTCCCCATAGATAGAAAAATAATATTTTTTGTTATTGTCTAAAATTTCATTAATTGGCTTTTGCACTCTGAACCAATAACCTTTATTAGTAATAATTTCAAAACTTGCATATTCTAAAATCTTAAAGCCTTCAAATGATCCGTAAAAAGGTTCAAAATTATAATTAACTTTATGATGTAAAGTTATTATGTCATAATCTCTTTTAAAGATTGTTTCTAATTCATTTAATGAAATTAGAATATGACCAAAATGATTAAGTGATTTTTTCATAATTAATAATTTAATTCTTTTTTTGCACTTTCAAAACAAGCCTTACAATATAAAGCTTCAGTAATTGATAATTTATTTTCAAGTTCACTTGCTATTTTTAAGCATTCTTCTTTTAATAAATTATTAGGTGCAGTCTCTGCAAGAGATAAAGCTTGCATATATGCAATTGAGTCAGAATTAATCAAGTCCATAATAAAAAAAGGGATAAAAAAAAGATGATGCTAAATAGCATCATCTACTATAAAATTAGTTTTGTTTATATCGTTTAAAAGTCTACATTTTAGGGATGCATACTTATAAGAATAAACTTGATTATCAATCGAACATAAACCTAGATTTTTAATTTGTTCTTTTATTTGATAATCTTTTTTTGCTCTTATTGAAAACATAATAATAATTAGTGATTAATAAGAACATGAGAATATTTGAAAGGGTTTTCATCTGACTTTAAAGCATTTTCTATAATTGGTAGATATATAAAATATCCAATAATAAAAAAAGCAATTGTTGAAAGTGTAGTGATTTTAGGCATATTTCATAGAATAGAGGGACTAAGGAAAAATAAACCTCTATAAACTTAATTATAAGCGAAAAAATAGCAAAATGCTAGTATTACTAAGGCTAATTTGCAAATTGTCCTTAATTGCTTAAAAAACTAGATTTTTTCAAAATTTTTAAAAAATTATGAGACAGAGTAAGACTCTAAAAACCTAGTTATAGCCTGAAGTTCCAGGTGTAGTAATACAAGTAAGAATTGAACATTTTAAATTTTTTCATGTGTGTTACTACCTTAAAGCTAGTAAAAAACTAGGATTATTAATACTCTTATATGAGTCTAGAGCTCTATATATATCTATAAAAATTTTAAAAAATACCTTATGATCATTTAACCTTTTTTTAAATTGTCCCTAGTTAAATATTTTTTTATAAAATATAAACAATTAAGAGTAAATTAAAAAAATAAAATATAAACAATTAGAAGTAAATAAAAAAATGAAATATATTTTTCCAGAGCAAATATAAATTTATAGTATAAACAATTAAAAGCAAATTATAAAAAATAAAATATAAACAATTAAAAGCAAATTATAAAAAATAAAATATAAACAATTAAAAGCAAATTATAAAAAATAAAATATAAACATACCAGAGCAAATTATAAAAATAAATTAATAACAATTAAATACAAATTATAAAACAGATTAATAACAATTAAATACAAATTACAAAAAAAGTTATAACAAATAAAAATAAATTACAAAAAAAGTTAACACAAATTAGATTAAATTATATTTTTTAATGTTAACTAAAAAAATTAATTACAAAAAAAGTTAACACAAACTAGATCAAATTGTATTTTTAGATGTTAACAATAAAAAAAAATTACACTTTTTTAGATATAATTAAAAAAACGCTGAAAACCTAGTCATAGTCTGGGATCTTGGCCTTTTTAAATAGAAAATAGTACATTTTTACTACTTTTTTTGAGATTTTTTGAGATTTTTTGAGATCCAGAGAAAAAGTCAGCGAGTCCCTCAGTGTGTGAGAAAAAAAGCTTGCGAGTCCCTAACCCTTGCGAGTCTCTTTGTGTGAAAAAAAGCTTGCGAGTCCCTAACCTAAAAATAATTTTGTGCAAAAAAAAAGACCCTTACGAGTCTTTTAAAAATTTTTACAAAAATAATTTATCTATATATTGATAAATTTCTTCTATTGGATAATCATTCATAAAAACTAAACACTTGCCTAAAACATAATTTTGTTTTTGTTTAAAAACTTGATTAGCTTGCCAAACATTTGATTTCCATTTGTGAGTAGTTATTGAATTTCTTATCTTATATATTCTTTCATAATCTCTATATCTTGGGTTTCTTTTCTTTTCTTCTTCTTCTTCTTTTTTTAAATTTCTATCAGTTGTATATCCAATAAAATCTAAGTAAAAATCAAAGGGTGTACTTTGATATTTTATAAAATCAGAATTCATTTCATATAATTCTTTTATAGGGTTAGACTCCCCGAATGCCTTATTGTTCATTGTTTAACCTCCTTAATCCATAGAATCATAGTATTTTGCAGTTCCATCCCATAGCTCAACTATGCCCCAATATTTTATATGAGCAAATTCTTGGTCTTTACCACCACCATATTTTGATTCTTTCCAATTTTTAACACGCTTATTAAAAACAACACCTCTTGAAATATCAACAGGAATCTTACAACCCTTTTGACCAAAACCATCATGTTCAATTAATTGACTAGCGATTTCTTGTAACCAAACAGTTTTGTCTGTTCTTCTTACGACTTTATAAAAAGTTGGAAGTTGCATTGTACAACCGCCATTACAAAAAGCAATTTGTCCAACTTCAAAAGTTTTGGTTTGTTTAATAGTTTTCATAATTTTTGATAAGATTTTTATAATTCCAGATAAACCAGAACTGTTAATATTATAGCAACAAATCCTAGTAAATTACTAAAAAATAGATTATAATTAGGAAGTAGTTACATTATTTTTATGAAAACAAAAACTAAAACTATAACAGTTTCAAAACTATCTCATAGGTTATCTCGAAAGAGATGGATTTCATACAACTGTGAACTAAGAGTTGGAAGAACTTGTTATGCTGCTGTAGACCAAGAGGGATGCGGAGGTGATGAGAGAGTTGATTGGAATAATACTAATCATTACCTATTTATTCACCATTGGATTTTAGATACTCAAAAAGACTTTCTAAGAAAAAATGAGGTCGATTGGATTAATTACGCAGTTGAAGTAGGTAATACATCACTAAAAAAATCTTATGAACAAAAACAAGAATTAATTAAAAAATATAATTTATGGGAAAAGCTAGCAAAAGAACAACCCAAGACTTGGTCAGAAGCTAGAAAGATTCAACAGAAATTAGGTTTCTTTGATGACATGGTTGGAACATGGACAACTGTCTATGTAGAAAACAAACTTGCACACAAATACAGTTAGGAGATTAATTTAATGTCAAAATACGTTTCTTACGAATCTTGGGAAAAAGATGTTTTCAAGATTCCTTACCTTTCAGATTTAGAAAGTGTTATGGACAAACATTGCATTTGTGATGTTCACGAAGATACTGCGAGTCTCTTAATTTTTAGAGAAGGTGGTTACATCGAAGAATTTAAAGATGGCACTTATCATGTCACTTTAGATAGATCAGATATTTACGACAAAGATTTAAATGTTGTAAAACGTGCCTTATATGATTGGTGCGATGGCGAATTATTTAATTTACACAATGGATTTAAATTTGGCGAATATAAAAGTCAAAATGGATGCATTTGGGATCTTAAAGAATTTGCGATTTTATCAGATGCATGGTGTGCTTGGTTAGACAAAGAAGGTCTTCCACAATATTCCATAGAAGATTTGCTTGGTACATACGATTGGTCAGTTGGTTATAAATTAACTGATAGTCAAAGAGAAACTGCAAGATCATTTGAAAAAATGTGGAATCTTGTAGACGATGCTTTTAATAAGTAGGACTCCCCCAATGATTGATACTAGCGATTGGGAATATCCTTGCAATCAATATAATTTAAATCGCATCAGAAATAGATGCGAAGTTTTGCTTTATATGGGAGATGCAAGTGTTCATTATACATATGATGAACTTTCAGATAAAGAACTATACGAAGAATATAAATGGGTTCTTGATAGTCAATCTGATTTTTTAGACAAAATTAAAATTAAAAAGGAGGTACACTTTAATGACTAAATTAGATATGCCAAAACATATTTGGGGTATTCACAATCCCAAAATTGCAAAACCTCATATGGAAACTTTGTTAGAAAAACTCTCCGAGTCTTCTCCACATTGGTATGGAGATAGTTATGGAAATGACCTTATGGCAAATGTATCTTTGCAATATCAAGAGAATAGATGGATACATATTCAAATTCCTAACTCAAAAAATGACGCTCCAGAACTAGAAGAATTTTCAAAATTCTATGTCTATCACAGCGAACAACTAAAGAATGATTTTGAATTTAACGAGTGTTGCGAGTCTCTTGATGATGCAGTAAAAGTTGCGACTGATTTATTAAAAAAATTAGGTGGTGATAAAACTGTTCCTCAGTATTCAGTTTTTATTACAAGATCTGAGGGAGGTCGTATAGATTTTGATAATTATGAAGATGCTAAAAAATTTGAAAAAGATGGATTTATCCCCGATCATTTAGCAGATAAAGTTGTATGGGATGGTGGTTGTGAAGAATATGATTTCAAAGATACAACTTATTGGAGAAAAAACTAATGAATTTTACTACTGAAGAATTAGAGCATTTATGTTTTGTCACTAGAGTTGATTTAAATGGCACTAAATCATATTTAGAAAATTTGAAATATGGTGTAAATCAATCTAAAAAAAGAAAAGATCCAAGACACATTACTGACTCTCATATTTCCTTGAGAGATTCTGTAAAAAAAAGAGTTAAGAAAAAAACAATTTTATTAACAAAATTAGAAAAACAATTCTTTGCACAAGGAGGAACTTTTGAATGACAAAAATCACATTTGAAGAATGGAAAAAAGATTATGAGGACATTCCTTATATCAAACAAAACTACAAAAAAATCCATGAAGAACATGGCATTCCAAAAGAATGCATAAATGGAGGAGAAGATTATATGTGGTTGGATACTACAGGAGAAGTAAGTCAACATACAACTATATGTGTGCGAGTCTTCAAGCATGGTGGCTATTATGAAATTCTTTTAAACAGTAAATATTACTTAGTTTTAGGTAGTGAAGATTGGCTAGAAGACTCTCCAGATTTGATTGAAAAAAAATTGTACGAATGGTGCAATGGCGAAATTTTTAATACGGAGGAAAAATGATAAAAATTAATAGAAGAAGAAAGTTTTTTAAACTTGGAACTATTTATTTTCGTACAACAACTAATCCGAGTCCCTCAGTTATTAAAGAACTTTTAGAAATGGATATGTTACCTCATAAAAAAAGAGAATGTTTTGAGGTAGTAAAAAGAACTAAATATTTTGTATTTTTTAAATATTTAAGAAATGGTTTTATTTTTAAAAGAAAATCTCATTTTTATGAAAATGATTTTTATGTTGAGACTTGTCATATAGCAAATAAATCAAAATTATTACCTATTAAAGCTAATTCTGTTTTTAAATAGACAAAAAATTAGGACTCTTGCGAGTCCTTTTTAATTTCTGCTTCAACTGCTTTCTCTAATAATAAGGTTGCGAGTCCTGTAGGTTTCATATCCTTATATTTAGAAAATTCTATGGTTGTCTCACTTCCACAAGTAGGACATTTATTTGTAGGAGATTTTTTTGTTAGAGTTTCTAACTGCTCATAGCATTTATCAGAAATTCTAATATTAAATTGTCTTTTAGACATAGTGCGAGTCCTCCGAGTCTTTAGTAAGGGTTGCCATTATTGAAGAAAAAATCATCTGATTTTGCTCCCTCCTGGATTCCTAAAATTTTTAATTTTTCCAGGAGGCCATTAATAATTTTCATATTAATGAACGGAGACTTTTCTTCTGTACTTGCTTCCATCTCAATATGTTTGACATGATGTAGCAAGTCCTCGAGCTGAGAATGTTCCACCGAGGATAAACCAAGGTGGAAAATTTCTAATGCTTGCGAGTCTTGCGAGTCTTTTATGTTCATTCTTTATCTCCTTTTAAAATTTGAATTTCTTCATCTGTAATCTTTGCCATTTTTTTAAATTCATCTAGAGTAATTCCAAGCATTTCTGTAACATCTGGCAAGTCTTGTTTAATCATTGCAATGCCCATATCTACCAAGATATCGCTTGCAATTTTGAGTTCTAATTCATCATTTTTTGATTTCACTTAGTTACCTCCTCATCAGTTGGTGGATTGAATGAATAAGATTCAATTCTTTTCACAAGTGGTTCAATTAATTGATCAGAATAATCTTTACCTTCTGAATTGTATTGGTGGTTAGACATAAATGTATTTACGTGCTTCCAACCTTTTTCTTTTCTTTGGTCACAAGTAAGTCCCCAAAAATTTTCAATTTCTTCTTCAAGTTTTTTATTCAACTCTTTTTGTTTTTTTTCTTCTTCTGTAAATTCAGAATCTTTTTTTTCTACATTTACATCTGTTTCACAGAAAAAATAATTTAAACCTTCTGAGTAAATTAAATAATGCAAATCAGATAAACGTCTTTTCTGATCTTGGGCAATCCTGGTCAAAAGATCATAATCTTTATCTGGAATAGTGATTTCAATTTTTTTCATAATAATAAATGAATGTACTCCTTTATTATACACAATTCCTAGCAAAAAGCTAGATAATTATTAATCAAGTTTCCATTCTTTTACTGCTATTGCCCATCTTGGTGCAACACTACCACTACCTAATTTTTGTTGTAATTTATGGTCAACAACTTTAACAACTAAACCATCTGTTGGATATCTAGAAAAAATTAAACTATCTTTCCAATCTTCATGTAATGTTTTAACTTTCTGTATAACATTACTGTCTATATATATATGTCCACATACATGAAACTTTTGATCTAATAATAATTTTAAAGTTGTTAACTCATCCCCTTCATTTTTACCCATAATCTCAAAAGCACAAAATGCGAGTCCTTCTCCTGTTGGTGCTTTTTTTCTCATGTGGCCTGCCGCAAGTCTTTGACTTTTTGTATGTCCTGTTAAACCATATAATTCTCCTCTTATCTCTACATTTTGTTCTATAAAATTTATTTGTTGTGGAACATTACTTACCTTTCTCATTGCATAAGTAATATCTTTTCCTTTTCTATTCCAAGCCTTAACAAGTCTTCCATATTTATATCTAAGAGCTACAGCACAACCATCTATTTTAGGTTCAACGATAACAGGTGGATTATTGGGCAAGTCTTTATACCAAGAAATAAAAGAATAATTTCCTAAACTTAATAATTCTGAACCGCCACCTGGAGAAAGTAATATTGGATGTTTTGGATCTAAATTTATAAGAGTTGCTCTTAACTCATCAAACAATGCATCAGATATTAATGGATTACCTGCTCGATAAGCTTCATCATATTTCTGTATTTGTTGTGCTAGTTCTTCTACGTTAACCACTAAGATAAAACATTTGCTATTAATATCCTAGCATTAAATTATGCAGATTTACCACGTTTTTCAATATTTTTTATCAATATATCTTTAAATTCTCTTCTTGCTATTCTTTCAATAGTTTCCTTAAAATTTTCTACTTTTGGTTTTACATCAGGTGTTTTAGTATATGCAAAAAGTTTTGCAAGTTTTTGCTCTCCTCCTTCAGTTTTTACCCTATAAATACCTGGATTTAACTGTTTAAATTTACTTTGACCTTTAAATTTTACTGAAAAAACCCTTTCTTTCTGTATTTTTGAACTACCTGTAAAAACTTTTTTTGCTTTAAATTTTGGACCAATAAATCCTGGTCTAAATCCACCCTCTGCTGTTTTATTTAATGCTCTTTGAGTATTTGCATAAACATGACCTAAAACTCTTTGATTTGCACCTGTAGTTTTTATAAATTCGTTATCTTTATTAGGAAGTGGATATTGATTAGTATATGCAAAACCTCTTCTATGTAAAAATTTTGTAAATCTAGTTTCAAAAGCCTTACTACCACCACCACCTATAACAGGATATAAATAATTAGCAGGTGAATTTCCTTTAGATTGATCATCCTTAACAGAAATAGTAACTTTATTTTTATCAGCATTACTTAAAAAACTATTTAAAGTAAAAGGCACAGGATCTATAAATTTAACTATTCCTTTTTTATATTCAAAAGGTAAACCTTTTTGATTATTTTTAGCTATTAAAAAACCAACTTCTTTAGCAGCAACATAAGTAGAATTTCTTAAAGATTTAGGAGAATATTTATTAATTTCATCAATTAATGGTTTTACTTTAATTGTTATTTTTGAGGCCATATTTTCTTGCAAAAATATAATTAAATATATTATAGCAAGTCTCTTTTTTTTGAGACTGAGTCCAACCTTGGCAAAAAGTCCAACCTACTTTCTATATAATTCCTTTTTTTTGGTGCGTATGTATGATAGGCCGTTTTTCGCCCTATGATAGGGTATATTCTATATTTATACTAACTCTTATAATATTAGTTAGACGTTAGACAAAGCTAGTTATATCAATGGTGTCTAACTTGTGTCCAACCTCGAAATGTCCAACCTGTAAACATTTTATACAAACAAGGTGTCCGAGTCTCGAATGTAGACCCATTTGCGACTCGTTTTTTCGCCTCTTCGTTTTTTAACGAGTCCCAAGTCTCTTAAAATCGAAGCAACTTGCATTTGATCTCCTCTTGTTTGTCGCTCAATTGGTTTTAATATTGCTTCTGTAAGTATTGCTTCTGTTGTTAACTCACGATGTCTATTTTGTGGGTCATTTATAAAACTTTCTATAACAGATTTCCAGGGACTATCTATCAAGTATTTCACGTTTTCGTTATTAACAATCGACTCTGATTCCTGATCTAAAGTCCAAGGTTCTTTATTAAAATATGCAGAAACGGCACTCGCCCAAATAGAGTGTCTCTCTTTAAGTAATCCATCACAATTTATCTGATTTGTACTATCTTTAGTAGTTTGACAAATCCAGAACCTCCGGTTCCCAGAATCATCTAATAGCAATCCGTCTGTCTTGTTTGATGTCCCGACAATGATCCCCCTTCTTTTAAAGACTTCTGTTGATTTTCCATATGGCACTCTGAATATATCTGTTGACTGTGATAAAAATGCTTTTACTTCACCTGCTTGTTTTCTTGTTGTCAAAAAATCCAATTCTGAAAATTCCATTACCCAACTTCTATGAAGCACCATAAGCGAGTCTTTATTTGAAATGTCTTTTAATGCATCAGAAAAAAAAGGACCTCCTAATGTAGACCAAAAAGTAGATTTCCTAGCCCCTTGCTTTCCAACTATTACAAAGCAATTATCAAACTTACAGCCTGGGTCAAAGACACGAGCTACTGCCGCAATAAGAGTGCATTTAAGCATTTTGTCATAAATAGTAGGTGCTATTGGTTTATCTTCGGGTCTCAAATATGTAGAAGCTAATTCTTCTATATAGGTAAGTGGTTCAGTACTATGAACGTGATCTAAATATTCTTTAACAGGATCATACTCATTTTCTCTTGCCACTTGAACAACAATATCGTAAGCAAGATCTTTAGAAGCTTTTATTCCTTTTTCTGCAAGTTTTAAATAATATCTATCTAATGCATCTTCTCCTTCACAAAGTTTGCCGTTTTTTTCAATTTGTTGGGTAAAAATATTATATCTAAATGGTAATTTTCTTACCATTTCTAAAAGCTGATGAGCCTCAAATTTTTGCAGTGGTTGTTTTTCCATTGCAACAAGTTGATCAGGGTTTGCAATACTTTGAATTTCTACAACTTTTGGTGGATTATATCCATGTTCTCGTGCGAAAAACCAAAAAGTCCCTGCTTCTATCTGTGACCCACCTGACCTTGCAACTTGATCAATACCACCCCATTCTGGAGAATGATTTTTCATAAGTGATATTGCATCATTAATATTTTTGCCAACGTCATTACAAGCTTTAATCAAACCCCATAGCAAGTTTCTGTAATAGTCATAAGTACCACTACCTGGAATTCTTGGTGGTATATGTTTTAGTGCATCTTGAATATCTTCAAAAGTCCCTTTTTTATATTCTTTAAAAGATTTACTTTTTTTAATTTTTTCTGCTTGTTGTTTATTAGGTAAACAATCCTCAATTTCTTTTAGTGAATATTTTTTCTCTGACGCAAATATAATTTTTGTCATTTCTTTCTTTGTACCATCATCTCCCATATGAAAAGTGCCTGGTAGACGCATAACTCGTGATGGATTTTTTAAGGCTCTATCAGCATCTGCATAATCTAAAAGACGTTCTTGTATAGGCTTCCAAGTTTTTGGGTCTATAGATTTTTTTAAAACCCAATAATTATGTATTGATTTACCGCCTGTATTAATCTGCATTGTAGGTTCGGGGAGTCCCAAGTCTTTCCATGCATTTATCTGTTGTTCTTGACTTCTATCATCCCATTCGCAAAAGTAAGCTCTACAACTTGTTATTTCACTATCTGTATCACCGCCATCATTAACAACAACGTATACACCTCTTCCTTCAGACTGACATTGTGTTATCCAATTAATATCAGCGTGAGATTTTTTTCCTCGGTCAGTATTTTTCAAAGGATGATTTTTAGGATAAAAAGAACGTAAACGAACTGTATTTCTTTCTTTGCCTAAAATTTTTAAAAAAGTTCGCCATTGCGACTTGTCCACTTCAAGTTCTGACATTTTTACTAAATTTTTGTTTATTGATTAGAGGGAAAGAATATTTAAGGCATCTTTAATACTTCTTGCAACACCCGAAATCCCTCCAGAGTCGTGTATATAGTTAAGCCAATTTTGTTGAATTTGTGTAGGCTTATTTTTATTAGTTTTTATTTCAATTGATACGAATTGAGCTATCTCTTTACCGACCATATCAGGAGTAATTTTAATTTTTTTAAAACCGATAAGATCAGAAGAACCTTTAGCCAATCCAAATTGAACATAGCGACCAGATTTTGGATGAGGGAGTTGACCCACTTGATTACGAAAAAGGCGAAGAGTTGGTATCTTGCCAAGTGCAAGTCGAATTTCTTGCTGAAGTAGGGTTTCATCGTTGCTCACGCTCCAATTGTATAACCCTTTGCAAGGGTATGGCTGCAACTTGAGGAACAATGGTATTACCTAACATTTTAAGTCTTTGAATTCGTTGTTTAGCGTCCAACTTAGTGGATAGCCCATCATCTCCTCTACAAATTGTGGGTTGAGATACATATTGTTTCCAGTTTGGGTTGAGTCGGTGTTCTGTACATCTCCATGTTTGTGAAGTTTGGCTGCTATTTCTGTTTCGAGGTATTTCTTGTGTTCGAGATCTGCCATGTTCTCGCTCAGTTTCATCCCCATCCCAATTGCTGCTCTCGGTGTTGGTAGTTGATCCGCTACGTCTGGAAGAGTTGCTCCGTAACCCCTCTCCTTGTAATCGGGTCTTGTCTTGCCTTTCCAATCCCTTGATCTCGGTGTAGGTAAAAGAGAGTTGAATATTTCCTGAGTCTTTGGATTTACTGCTTCCCTCAGATTCGACAAAGAAGTGCGACCTTTCCTCGCACCCTCCATCTGTTTTTTCAATGCTTCGGGACTTCTCTGTCCAAGATAATCCATTGTTGTCGGAGTCGGTAACATCTCCCGATCTATTGCTGCTCGAGGTGGTGTCCCCCCCTGTTTGAATTTTGCTTTCCGATCTGGATCGGAGTTTAGTGGGGTAGGCAATAGCCCACCAACGATCCCGCTGGTGGCAAGCTCCAACAAAGCTGCTTGGAATACAGCACCATTCCGCATCGTACCCTGCCTTGTAAAGTTCAGCGAGAACAATGTCCATTCCGTTAGTAAGGATAGCTGACACGTTTTCCAGGATGACGTATTTTGGTCGTACCATGCGTATGGTTCTGATGAGTTCATAGAAGAGACCAGACCTTGAAGTCTCTGTGATGCCTTGCTGTCTCCCTGCAACTGAGATGTCTTGGCATGGAAATCCTGCTGAAATAACTGACGCTGAGTATGGTTCTGCTTTGTAGGTTGTGATGTCATCGTGTATTAGAATGTTAGGAAAGTTTTTTTTAAGGATTTGTTGGCAATAAGGATCTTTTTCTATGAATCCTATAGTTTCGTAACCACCTACAAGTTTTTCCGCAGCGTAACTAAAACCGCCAATCCCTGCAAATGTATCAAGTAATTTTAATTTATTCATTTTTTAACTCCTTCCTTTTCTCTTCCTGTGCAATTAAGGCTTGCTCAATTGTTTCGTGTGTGCCGTTTCTATAAGCTTTTCCTTCAACAAAAATAGTAGCTGTATATCTTCCATTGTCTTGCTGATAAATACCTGAGAAACCTGTTTTACTATTTTTATAATCATTTTTATTATTATTATTTTGTTTTGTAGTAACCTTCCTTAAATTACTAATACGATTATCAAGAGTATTTCTATTTATGTGATCTATATCGTAATGTTTAGGATCTTCTTTAAGATAAAGTTTCCAAATTATCCGTTGAACTGAATATTGTTTTCCATTTACACCAACTTGAAGATAAGTTAAATTACCACTTTTATGTTTAGAACCTGCGATAGAACCTTTTTTAACATTAGATCTATTTACCTTCCAAATCAAATCTCCTTTGTATGGATTATATTCAAATAATTCATCTAAAAGCTTCCAATCAGGTAATGGTAATTTATTAGTTTTTGGTTGTTTAAAAAATTCCATAATAATTATTAAAAATAAGGTGCTACAAAATCTTGAGGATTTACATTTATTTTTCTTTGTTTAACAGTATTAACATAATTTATAATAAATCCAATATCCCAATCATGTTTGTACATTTCAAAAAAATATTCTTTGTGTTTTCTATGTGAAAACCATTTTTTTGTAGAATTAATTTCAATTAAATTAAAAATAAGACCTGGAATGTAATTAGGATGAACTGCTGCTGCTTTATCCCATTGTTTTGTAAATGTTCCATCTTGAGATTTTTTCAAAGTCTCAAATGCTTTATCGTTTAAACAAAACAATTTTGCAACTAATTCTTTATTAAGTAAATCAATATTAGATGATATTTTTTTACCTTTATGAAATTTTGCAGCTTTATATCTTGGAACATTTTTTTGTTTTCTAGATTCAAAAACACGATAAGCCCAACCTTTTTTATAACCAAGCATTTTTGCAACCATTTCTAATTCTTCCATAGTTCGAGCTGAAGAGATTAATATTCTTTGTTGTTGTTTTTCTGTTTCTTGCTTTTCTTTTCTTTTTAATTCTTCAAGTTCTCCTTCCTCTTGCTTTATATATCTTTCTCTATTTTGTGCTTGATATCCACAAACAGGACAAGTTGGTTGTGGTTTATAAGAAGCAAAACATTTTTTGCAAGTCTCTACACTAAGTGCCTGTTGATTATTTTTGTTTTTCTTTTTTTTTAAATTTAATGACCATTCTCTTATATCATCAACAAAACCATGAGTCCTTGTTGAATTTACATGATCTAGAATAATGGCAGTTTTACCTTCTTTTGGTCTTAATATTCTTCCTACTTGTTGTAAGTAAAGTCCCTCAGATTTTGTTGGTCTAAGTAATATTGCTGCTGATACATCTGGGACATCTGTACCTTCGGAGATAACGTCAACAGATGTAAGAATTTCGACTTTTCCATTTGCAAGTCCTTGGATTGCATCATTACGATCCTCCATAGACATTTCACCATGAACTATAGCACTTTTATATCCAGCATCTTTAAATTTATTGCAAACATCAACAGCGTGTTTTACTGATATACAAAATGCTATAGCGGGTAAACCATGTGCGTGTTTTTTATACTGCGTTACTGCATCGCCAATAATATCAACTTTATCAATTTCTTTTTCTAAATGTTTTTTTTGATAATCCCCTGCAACCGTTTTTACTTTGTCTAAATCTAATTTTAATGGCGGTGCAAAAACTCTATATGGAGCAAGATATTTATCTTGAGTAAGTTTTTGTATCGAAGGTCCAGGAACAATATCATCAAAAAAATCTGCTAGTCCTTTTCCGTCTAATCGAATTGGCGTAGCTGTACATCCAATTTTATATGCATTACTAAAAGTAGAAATTATTTTCTGCCAAGAACCAGCGGCCGCATGATGTGCTTCATCAATAATTATCCATGATGGTTCAAATAATTTTTTTTCAAGTCTTCTTACTAAAGTTTGTACAGATGCAATTTGTATATTACTTTTTTTAGGTTTATATTTTGCGGCAATAATTCCATGATTAACTTTAATAGCTTTTAATTTTTTTGACGCTTGATCTATTAGTTCTTTTCTATGTACAAGAATTAAAACATTTTCATTATTCTGAGCAAGAGATTTTGATATTTCAGCAAAAACAACAGTTTTTCCTGCCCCTGTAGGCATAACTAATAAAGGAGATTTTTTACCTTTTTTATTAAAAGAATCTCTAAGATCACTAATTGCTTTGGTTTGATAACTTCTTAGTTGCATTAGGTTGCATAAGGTGATTCTAGGTTATAATATATGACAAGAAACGACAACCCTTTTATTTAAAAATCAGCAAAAATGAAAAAGGCATTTCAAAAATTATTAAAAAATCAATACCTAATTAATTATCGAACAGATATGTCTGAAAAAGCTAGACAAGCAATGCTAGACCGTATTATAGCGGAGACAAGACGAAGACTTGGAGGTGAAAGATTGTAATGTATAAACCGATTGAAATTAGTAACGAAGAATATCATGCAAGAGAAGAAATATCTTCATCGAATATTAGAGATATTCTCAAGAATCCTAAAAAGTTTTTATATAAATATAAAGGAGAAGAAAAAAACGAACCTACAAAAGCAATGGAAGAAGGAACTGCTGTTCACAGCTTTTTCTTAGAAAATAATACCTTTCATAAACAATATATATTTAAGCCAAAAGGATTAAAAGGAACAACTAAAGAAGGTAAAGAATGGATAAAAGATAATTCTAAGAAGAAAATTTTACCTTACGAATGGCAAGAAAATTTAGAACAGATGAAAAAATCAGTTTTAGATAGTGCGGGTAAATTAATATATGACAATGATAATTACAGCGAATTAAGCTATTTTTGGCTCGATTTACATGGAATTAAGGGAAAATGTAGGCCAGATTGTATTTCTTACAATAATAGGTATGTTATTGATTTAAAAACTACGCAAGATGCAAGTCATAAAGGTTTTCAAAATTCAATACTAAAATTTGGCTACCATATTCAAGTGGCCTGGTATTTAAGAGGATTAAAAAAATTAAATATAGATATAGATAAATTTATATTTGTTGCTATAGAAAAGACAGCACCTTTTTGTATTGGTGTTTATGAGTTAGATAAAGATTTTATTATTGAAGGAAACAAACAGATTGAAAAGGCAATACAGGTTTTGCATATGTGCAAAGAACATAAACTATATCCTGACTACACAACAGAAATAGAGACTATTAGTCTTCCTCCGTGGATGACTAATAAAAAAGTCACACCACAAAATTATCAGGAGATCGAACTTTACTAATGCCAAATTTTCCAAAAGAACCTTACGAAGGTCAAGTTTATTATGAGCCCTGCGAGCCATCCACAGGCAGATCCTGGATCTATGAAAAAGGACAATGGGTAGACATTTCAAATCAAGAGGTAAAAAGTGAAGATTGAATTTGATTACACCCAAGGTGAATGGATACAGCTAAAATCTTACCTTTTTCCATATAAAGGAAGATCAGAGCTAGTTCAAGACTTTTTTGAGAAAGTCAATAAAAAAACAAAAATACGGATTGTAAAAAAATGATTAGAGAATTTGATTGGCAACCTACAAGTAAGGCAGCTTTAGCATTAGGCAGATCTGCGGATACCCTAAAACGTAAAAGAGATTCTAAAGGAGGATTTTTAGAGAATGGTTTTCACTATTGTTATGGTGACTCAACAAATAGTCCCATAATTTGGCACGTTGAAAGATGTATAAAAGCTTTTAATGACCAAGGAAAAACCTCAAGAAACATATCTAAAAACACAAAAGGAGAGGAATGATGACAACAGAAATTACAAAAACTAATACTGAAGGCGAGTCTTCTATTTATAGAAATCCAGATTCTTTTGAATTTGCACAAAGACAAGCTAAAAGTTTATGCACATCAACATTAGTTCCTCCTAGTTATCAAGGGCAAGAAGGTCTACCTAATTGTTTGGTTGCATTAGAAATGAGTAAAAGAATGAATCTTAGCCCTTTAACTGTTATGCAAAATTTAAATGTAATACATGGTAGGCCATCCTGGTCTGCTCAATTTATTACATCGATAATTATTGGCTGTGATAGATTTAAAAATTTTGATTACGTTGTCGAGGGTAGTGGCGAGTCCCTTTCAGTACAATGTACAGCCATAAGATTAGAAGATAATAAATTAGTAAAAGGTACAGCAGTTACTATGAAAATGGCAAGATCTGAGGGTTGGACAAAAAATCCTAAATATACATCAATGCCAGATTTAATGTTGAGAAACCGAGCAGCAACATTTTTTGGAAGGCAATATATACCTGACTTATTATTAGGTGTGCAAACAAGTGAAGAAGTGATAGATATAGAGCCAGAGCCAATAAATGTTTCCGAGTCCCTTGATTTTAGGGAACAAAAGAAACCTAAACAGGAGGACAATGATGACAATCAATTCTGAAAAAAAATTTTTAACAGCTCTAGAACTTGCTAAACGATGGCGAGTTGATGAGCATACTGTTATGAGATGGAGAAAACAAGGCAAACCACCTGTTTTCTACAGAATTAACGGCAAAATACTCTATAAGGTAGCTGATATAGAGGAACTCGAATTAGCTAAACGTCAATCTATTTAAAACTATGGCTTTTCAAGCGACATTAACAGGCAACTTAGGACAAACACCTGAGTTAAAAACATTTCAATCAGGCAAATGCAAAACAGAACTTGCAGTTGCTGTCAGACAACAAAATAAAGATGCACAAGCACAATGGGTGCAAGTAGATTTATGGGATAAGACAGCACAGTATGCTGCTGACTATCTAAAAAAAGGAGATAGTATTTATGCTCAGGGCGAGATAAAAGAAGAACGATTTACGAGAAAAAATGGAGATCTTGGATTTAAAATAGTATTACAATTTGCAAGAATAGAACTTTTAAAATCAGCGAGTCCCAAGCAACCACAAAATGTAACAGAAGCAAGAGCAGCAGCAAGTACAGATGATTGGCAAAGTTCTTCTAAAGTACCCGAAGTAGACGAAATTCCTTTTTAAAACTTGGGGCATGGTAGTAGTGTTTTTGCATCTGTTGCTAGATCTATTCACTTTTGTTTGCTGCTCCTTTGTAAGATTTTGGTTCATGACTCTGAAGACCTCACTAATAAATTTTACAAAGATGTTACGAGTTCCCATCGAGGATATTTAAGTGAGTCAAGCCGTCTTTTTCCTAAGTGGTTTTTAAGCGGTTTCATAGCTTTTATATAAGCAAGCCTATCAGTAAGTCCTCAACCTTATTATGAACAGTTCTGAAAGAAGAAAACTTTTAGCTAATAAATTAGCTTTTTTAAAAGAGAAAAG